GGTCCTTGAGTTCCTTTAGTTCCTTGTTCTCCTTTAGGGCCGTCATCTCCTACAATACCCTTGGCACCTGCATCACCTTTAGCACCGGGTTGTCCTTTAGCGCCGGGGTCTCCAACAACACCTTTAGGTCCTATTGTTCCTTTAGGTCCTCGATCACCTTTAGCACCGGGGTCTCCTTTAGGGCCGTCATCGCCTACAATGCCTTTAGGTCCTACTGTTCCTTTAGGTCCTTGAGTTCCCTTAGGCCCTTGAGCTCCCTTAGGTCCTTGATCACCTTTGGGACCATCATCACCTACAATGCCTTTGGCTCCTGCGTCGCCTTTCTCTCCTGCATCTCCTTTAGGACCATCATCACCTACAATGCCCTTATCTCCAGAACCTCCTTTATCTCCTGCATCACCTTTAGCACCGTCATCACCTACAATGCCTTTGGCTCCTTGACCTCCTTTATCTCCTGCATCACCTTTAGCACCGTCATCACCTACAATGCCTTTGGCTCCTTGATCTCCTTTAGGCCCTTGATCGCCTTTAGGACCATCATCACCTACAATGCCTTTGGCTCCTTGACTTCCTTTAGGCCCTTGATCTCCTTTAGGACCATCATCACCTACAGTGCCTTTGGCTCCTTGATCTCCTTTAGGCCCTTGATCGCCTTTAGGACCATCATCCCCTACAGTGCCTTTGGCTCCTTGATCTCCTTTAGGCCCTTGATCGCCTTTAGGGCCGTCATCTCCTTTAGGGCCTTTAGCGCCTGGACTTCCTTTAGCTCCTTGATCTCCTTTAGGTCCTTGATCGCCTTTAGGTCCTCGATCACCTTTAGGGCCTTTATCTCCCGGATCACCTTTATCTCCCGGATCACCTTTAGCTCCTGGATCGCCGTCAGGACCTTTTTCGCCTTTGTCTCCTGGACCTCCCGGCTCCCCTTTGGGACCGGGGTCTCCGTCTCCGCCCTTGGGACCCGGATCACCTTTAGGACCCGGACCGCCTTTTTCCCCGATAGATCCTTTAGCGCCCTCTTTTGATTTTGAGAAAGTTTGGAAAGACTCTATATCTGTATTAATGTTTTCAACATTTATGGAAAAATCAATGAATCCAGTATCTGCAGTAAGGGCAGTAATTGGACCAAATACAAGAGAGTCTCCTGATATAGTAGGAGTTGCTGCAGTAACATTTGATGTAGTAGTGCTTACACTAAATTCATCTGTTCCAGGAGTTCCTGTTACAGGAGTAAGAGGATTGCCCCCTCTATACACTTCAATCGTTGTGCCAGATCCTGTAAAGTTTGGATTATTTCCATCGGCATCAGTAGGCACAGTATGCGCTGAGTTAGTATTAACAATTGTAATACCCGCTTTTGCATCAATACCAATAATAGAAATTGTGTCAAAGGCAAGCTCACTTTGATCTCCGTCTGATACTCCTACGCGAATTTGATTATTTGTGAAAGGACTACTTGGAATTGTGTAAGCTTTTGTAGCTGTAGAACTAAATACGGTGTCATCAGTAAATCCATCCCCTGTAAATTTAAAGAAAGGAGTATCTACATTTTGTGCAGTTGCCGTAAGTGTTAATGTTCCGCTAGGATCTGGAGTTCCATCTGTATATACAATCGAATAGTCAGGCGACGTAAGTTTTACTGCTGCAGCATCTGCGCCTCCCGCTCCCGGTTCTCCTTTGGGACCTTCTACGCCTTCGAATGATTTTGAGAAAGTTTGTGTGCTTGTAAATGTTTGAGTAACGTCTGTGCCCTCTGCTTGAATTACATAGGTAATACTTGCAGTTGCCGCTGACATTGCAGAGGCGGCGCCCATAATAAACTGCTTATTCGTGGCGTCAAGAGTGGGACTAGAATCTGCTGTAATATCCGTGTCATTAACCTGGCTTACTCTAAACTCTCCTGTTCCCGGAGTTGTAGATACAGGAGTAAGCTGAGTATTTCCTCTATAAACTTCAATAGTTGTTCCAGATCCGGTATATACACCAGTACTTCCATCTGTATCACCGGTGTCCACAGGAATAGTATGTGCAGAGTTACTATTTATTATACTAATACCACTGGAACCGTCAGAAAGGCCTACAATACTTATAGTATCGAATGCAAGTTCAGTTTGCTGAGTTCCTACAAGAGCACCGTCGGATACTCCTACTCGAATAGTATTGGTAGTAAATGCGGTAGCAGGAATAGTATATGTTTTAGTATTTCCAGATGCAAACACAGTATCATCAGTAAATCCATCGCCCGTAAACTTAAACCATGGAGTTGTAAGGTTTTGTGCCGTCGCAGTAAGAGTTAGTGTTCCGGTAGGAGTAGGAGTGCCTTCTTCATCATATACAATTGAGTAATCATCAGAAGTAAGTTTTACTGATATAGCATCTTCGCCTGCTGAGCCTTCTCCAAAGAATCCAATTAATACTGGAGTTGACCAGTCTGTAGGGTCGGCGTCAATCGTATATGTGGGTCCTTGGGAGATAGCTGCTGCTGTTGTCTTCCATAAATACTGAGTGCTTTGGCTAAGACTTGACGCAGTTGAAGACCAGCTATTGCCGGGAGTTCCAGTAATTGCTCCAGTAGCAAAAGTATAAGTTACATCTGTATCGGGAAGGGTTGGTTGAGTTGCAGAATTGTTTGTTAAGAAAAGCTCAACAATTGCAGTATTTAAAGGTCCTTCTGACGAAAACTGTGCAGCACTACTCCACTCACTTGAAGCAATCTCATCTGTAAGACCAGAACCGTTCGCAGTTGCGGCAACAACCCAAAGAGGCTCTGTAGCAGTAGTTGTAGGCCCGTTAGGAGAAGTATACCAACCCGAGTCTCCTTCTTCAAACTTTGTATCTCCTCCAGTTGTATCAATTTGTCCTGTAGTAAGGTCTACAACTGTGGGATCTAGTCCAGAAGTAGAACTGCTTGGGTCAGTGGAGCTTGCCTTATATAGATAAACTAATGATGCACTAGTTCCCGCTGTTCCACCTTTTGATTTTGCAAAAGTTTGGAACTTTGTTAGCTCAAGATTTCCTCCGCCGTCAGCAACTCCGCCAATTGTTATAGTGTACTCTAAAAGCTCTTGATCTTCAGAAAGCTCATCAAACCCATGGTCTGCTACAGTGGCGATATTTGTTCCGTTCCCAGTTATAGCGCCTTCTATAATATCGGCATTGTCTGTAATTGCAACGCCAAACTGATCGCTCCCTACTGATCCAGAGGTATAAGTATAGTTACTTCCATTTACAAACACTTCAATAGTAGTGCCTGAACCAGATACAGCATTATCATAGCCAACTAAAGGCTCTCCGTCTGAATCACAGCCAATGGCATGAGTTTCGTTCGAGAAAGAAACAAATATACCAGAGCCTCCGGTTTTTATTCCAAGAATAGAAATAGAGTCTGTAGCAAGAATATCATCATTTGCAATTGCAGGAGTTTGAGCAGATTGATTCCAGCCTGAAGGCTTTTCAGCAACCTCAACCTCCATAAGCTTTGTGCCGCCACCATCAGTGCCAAAGCTATCTACAGTAGCAGGCGGGGTAAAGGGAGCAGTGCTTGTTTCAGACCATTCCTCTCCTGATACCGCTTCGTAAACTGTACCATCTATCGTAAACCTATACAAAGGTTCAGTAAAGCTTCCTGTAGAAGCAGTTAAATCAATATCTGAGTCTCCGGACCCTTGATAAGAAGGAGATTCTCCATCTGCATTATATACGATTGAATAATCTTCTGCCGTAAGTTTTACAACTCGAGCAAGATTACCTGAAGCTTGTCTCCTCAGCTTTGCAATAACCCACTCACCTGTGCGTATTTTATTTACATTATCTGGATCGTTTTTCTCTCGGACTGTGCCGGTAATAGTTATAGCGGTTCCGTCACCGTACTGAATATTATCGGATGCAGCTTCACTTACTTCAGTAAAGATTGTTTTTTCGTATTCTTGTTTTAGCCCTCCGGATACTGCACCTGTTGGGTAATTTGCTGCCTGAAAGTCTGTATCTGCGGTTCCATTGAGATCTGTGCTTGTCCACTCGAACTTAAATTCAGGCTCTTCATAACCAATAGCCAAGCCCCTTACTTTAAGGCTTGGGGGTTGTTGATCCGCTTCGTCCAAGTCATTATACAGTAAGTAAGCTGTATCGGAGTCAAGCACTAATTGTCGTTGAGGAGCTAGATCAGAAATTGTATAAAACTGGTCAAAACTAATTTCTCCATCTGAAGAGTAAGATACTGCACCAAGTAAAAAGTCTTCCGATCTCTTTAGATTTAAGCGGTTCTTTTGAGTAGTTTCACTCGTAATTGTAGCATCAGGGAATACTGAGTCAATATACATTTCTGTGTTATTACGAATAAAAGTTACTCTTGCTCCTGCTCCGTTCTGGAATCTTACAAAAGAGCCTACTTCTAGTTGACTAGTGAAAAGAGTATTTGTTCCTGTGACTTTTGAAGTAGTTCCATCAATTGTGCAAGTGCCAGATATATTTGTCCAAGGGTCGTCAAACGCAGTATCCTCAAACATATACAAACCAGTGCTGTCATCAATTCTTCGCGAAACAAGTTTTAATGGATCAACTGCTCCGTCGTTAAATTCATTAAAGTCGACCATAATATAGGCCAGTGGTTTAGGGGCAGCATCTGTGGTTGTCTCCCACGCCCAGGCCTCTGTTCCATACCCGTTTCTAGTAATTGTCCAGTCGTTCGCACTTCCTGAGCCATTTGCAAGAGTTACATTTATAGTGAGTGCAGTGCCATTAATACTTGTAATAACGCCAACTAAATAGTTATTGCTGTTCGCATCACTTGTAGCTTTTAACTCCATTCCTTCTACATATAAAGAGTTTGAAGTACTTAAAGTGAATGTCTTACTTCCAGCGCTAATTGCATGGGTTGTTGTAGAAGTGGTAACATAAGCAGTTCCGGCAAGTTTCTGCAGGCCTTGGCTTATGGAAGAATTATTTGTAGGATTATTTGTAGATATTCTGCCCAACGCCTGCGGAGGGGCTAGTGTAATTTCAGATTTTTCAAACTGGAACCGTTGACCTCCAGTTGTTAAATCAGCAATACTTGAACTAGATGTCGCAGAGCCTCCAGCGTATATTTCACCAATTTTATTCGAATCTGTAGCGTTATCCAAGCCAGTTTGATGGAAAGTTCTCACGTAAGGTGATCGATTTCCTCGATTCGTTACGATTCGTATAGAAAATCTATATTTTCCTTCGGGCAGAGGAGTAAATTCATAAGAGTTCTCTCCTCGAGGCACAGTAAGGGGGCTAGGAACATTTGGAACATTATGCTTTAGCTCGTAGTAATCTATATACTCGAAGTCCTCTGGAGGCTCCCAGAAGAGACTAACTTTACGACTTCTTGCATTTGTATTATCTACCTCTCTACTAATAATATACTGACAAGCGGGAGCTTCGCTAGGCTCTCCAATAAATATATTCTCGGGAACTTGTCCAAGCTCGTAATCTACTTCTACTGCTGTGTATTTTTCAGGATAGTACTCTACTGCACTAACACCAAAGACATTATCTTCTTCTTGGGCAATACCTAAAACTCTGTATTGACGTGTTGAGTCATAAGTTTCAAGGTTATCAAGAGTTTCTCTCAGCGCCCACACAGTATTTGCAGGAGGATTAACCGTAAAAGTTCCACTAATTGTAAGAGAGTCTGTTGACTGCCCAGAAGTAGTAGATACAGTATGCTCCTCAACATGAGTGTAGGGCTTCCAAGACAGAGAGATTAACTCACCTCCAGTAGCTGCAGTCCAAGCATTAGAGGCTCGTTCTACTGTGTCTATGTCACGCAGAGTTCTTCCTGATGTAGTATCGCTTTCGTCTGTGTCTACATATGCTTGAGTTACTTTTTCTCCCTTAGCGAAGGCACCAACCCCACTTACAGTAACAGTGTCGCCAATGTTATAAGCGGCGGGCTCTGTAACTAGAGTGTTAAGAGTATACGTTGCTCCCGTTACCAGCTGAACTTCACGATCAAGAGTAATTGTATTACTTGTAGAGGACGAAGTTCTTCCACTTAAAACTTTTCCAAAACGATCTGCGTCTTGAACATTAATAATATCGCCAGGGCGCAAATAAATTGCAGAAAGGGCAGTTTTAAATGCTACAACTTCTGTTTGATTTTGTGCAGTCCAAAGCTTCCATCTACCATAGCGAATTGCTTGCCCTTCCGAAGTACAGCCAAATGCAACAGCATTGAGTTTATTAACTCGTCCTGATTTTACAATGTCGTTTCGATCTTCTACAATTAAAGGAACAGGTCTGTAATCTAAATCTGGATCATTCCAAGTTACAATAACTTGGTTTGCTTTTGTTCTATTTCCTGCAGTCTGATACGAAAATATTCCGTCAATTACATTACCTTTAGTAAATGTGTATACAGGATCAGCAGGAGCATCTAAAATTGGTGTAAGTTGACCGTCCATCCAATAGAGAATACCTCTAAAGATAGTTGCCATATCTTTTAATACTTTATATGCTTCTTCTGCTTTTGTGAGGAAGAGGTTTGCTCTAAAACGCGGCTCGTAAATAATGCTACCGTTAGAGTCTCTATCTCCAGAATCTACAAGCTCATCGCAGTAACGAGCAACACGGTAAAGTGCATACTTATCAATGTCTAAGTCTAGATCAATGTATTCTCCAAGGCCATACCGTTTATTAGTAAGAAGATCATAAAATACCCACGCAGGATTATCAGTAAACTGCAATTGATCTTTAAAATCTCCTTCCCACCAATCTGCATATACCGCAACTCCATCGGCTGTATATTCTCGAGGCGTATAAGATGTAGGAACTTTTACGAGCTTACCTCGCATATCATAGCTAAGTTTGGGAACTCTACTAAACTGTCGAGAGTCAAAACTAACTCCAGCAATAGAAGTATATGGATAGTAGAGATTATCGCGAACAGTTGCAATAATACTAGCAATTTGAGAAGTACTGTCTCCTTGCTGATAATCTGCATCTTCTCCAACTTTATCTGCACCTGTTACATCTACAGCTAAATCAATGTGTCGAGTTAGACGTGCGATTCGTATTTTAAAATCATGAAAGCCCCCACGCTGTCTTCTATAAGCGCCGATATCAACAAAATGCTGCCAAGAGAGCTGTGCTCCAAAGTTTGCAGTATGAACTACATTTCCGAATACGGGCTCGTAGTCACCAAAGCCGGCATTTTCTGTATCTTCAAAAGCAATATCGACTGAATAAATTGCAGTGTTAGTGTGCTCTTCTCCATCCTCTTTGTTAATACATTGTAGTCTTGAGTATTTTATCTCAAAACTAATTACATCCCCCTGCTTTCGAACTAGATCTTGCTGCTCCGCAGGAAATAATCCGGGAGTAATAAATACCGCAGAAGTTGCTCCATCGGTTGCGTTACTTCTTTCTTCGTCGACAGAGTATCCTGCAGTAGAAAATAGGGTAAGGCCTTCTTGAGTGGCTACCGATTGCTGAAGCTGTTTAAAAACAGTTGTTGCAGGTTGAGAGCTTACAGGAATATTAATACCGCCGCCTGCACCGCCCCAAGTTCGTATAAGACTTTGTACGGCAGAACCATTAACAAACTGCACATTTAAGTTTGCTGTCTTACCTTCTTCTAAGTCTGGATTTATTCCTCCGATATTTGCAATACTTTGCTTTAATATAGTATACTTATAAGTTCCTGAATTTGGTGAGACATTGTTTAAAAGAGTAATTTGAGTTTGAGTAATTTCTTCTACTGCGGTAGTTACGTGAACTTGTATATTAAGACTTTGATTATTTTGAAAAATTTGCAGAGGAGCATAGTACTCAGCAGTTGCCGTTCCATTTCCATTATCAGTTATTTTTCCTAAAAGCATAGTGCCTGCAGAGTCTATAAAATAAACTACATTGGTACTATATTCATTAACAGTTAGGCCTGCAGTTCCAAAGCTTCCATCAAACGCAGATGATGTAAGAGTACAGTCCCAAATACCAAAAAATGTATTATTATTAAAGCCTCGATAGCTAATGTTAGAAATTGTTACACCGCTTACATCTTGGGCTTGAAAACTTATAGTGCAGCGACTAGTTTCAGTATACTCTCCAATTGCTTCTTCTGGAGCATCAGCATCTAAAGTTCCAGTATCGCTTCCACTAAAAGTAATTTCTCCTTGAAACTGAAAAGCCGCAAAATCATTACCATCGCTTACGTCTCTATTTTCAAAAAATGTTGCGTCCGCCGGATCAATAGCTCTAGCATTATTAAAATATACAGACGCACTTCCTTCTGTTAAGCCCCAAACAGGACCTTCGCAAAGTGCTTCGACCATTTGTATTCTTTGAGAAGTCGAATAGCCCCTTGCCGCCGCCGCACTCGGAGCAGTAAAATAGGGAAAATCAATATCAATTTCTGACATAAAATCCATTATTTATTTTTCCTTAAAAATTGTTAAATACTGTAGAAGGATCAAATACTATAACAGGAGTAGTGCTTACACCAATATTAATCTGTTCTGTTTGTCCGGGCATAGTAGGCTGGTTCGGGTTTTGAGGATTAGGGTCTGGAGCTGTTTCTTGTGGGCCTCCGGGATTCTGGTCGTCATTACCGGGATCAGGTGTTATATCTGTTCCTCCACTTGAAGGGCCAAATCCCAGCTCAGTAAACTGAGAATTTTTATTTCTTACATCAAAATCAATTAGCCTACCCGGAATTCGTAGTCTACCGTAGAGTAGAGGAACTGGATCGCCCTCTAGAATTGTTTGACCAGATCCTTGAAATAGGTAACTTGAATCTTGCCGAGAGTCGTTGTCCACATCAGTTGCCGGATCGGGAGCCATTAAATCAGCGATTCCTGATAAAGCAAGACCTGCTGCTACTGAATACGCCGCGTAAAGCCAACCACCAGAGAGGGTTAAAGCAGGAATAATTACAAAAGCAATTACTGCAGCAGCAACAATTTTAAGTACTCCTCGAATAGCACCGCTGGATCCTTCTGGTGCGGGAGAGATATACATATCTCCTTTTCCAAAATTCATAAGCAGTTCTTCATCCGTACTAAGAGGGGAATCTTCTACGTGCATAATAAAACCGATTTTATTTTCATGACACTCAGCGAGATAAGTTCGAAACTCAGGTCTTTGAGCATCAATTGCTTTAAATACATCCCTAAAGCTTTGCGCGTCCAAAGTTAAGACTTTACCAAACTTTTCTCCAAGCTCGCCGTCAAGATAAATTTTACGCTTCATGTCTGTATATTCCTACTAAATGCTTTATCCAAAACGGATGTAAACTTTCCCTGCAAGAGAGTCTATAAAGAGCATGATGAAAAAATATCTCATCTCCTAAATAAACTCCACAGTGGTTAGGCACTTCTGACTCTAGTTGAAAAATTAAAACGTCATTTTTCTGAGGAGCGCCCTCTACTTTTTTATGATTCCAATTTTTAATATATTCTTCTGAAAAATAATTTAATTCTTTTTCGTAAAAACCTTCTTCGAAGGGCTCACGAGGAGGAATATGTATACCTTCTTGTGCAAGCCAATCTCTCATTGCTTCAAAGCAGTCTTTTACGCCAAATTCGTAGTCTCTACCAATCAAAGGATAAAAGTTTTTCTTTGGCTCTAAAATATTTAAATCCATGTCTGGATACGAGTAAATATGATAAGGTATTCCAAGAGCATTACAACTATTTATATCGTGTGGCGAAGGTTCATTGCTCTGATCTACATGACTATGCACTATTGCAATAATATCATACTTTTTTCTAATGTCTAAATATTCTTTATGCGATATAATAAAGTCTTTATCATCTTCTGCAATATTTGTGCAAGGAACCCACGTCTTTTTTCCTTTTACTAACGCTATTACTCCACAACCTTCTCTTGGGTATTCTTTTTTAAAATGTTCTTCTATTTCGTATATCACTTAAACTTTCTTGTTCCTGGGAACCCTCCAAAAGGCAAGGGGTTAAGACGCTGTAAAGGATCTCCATTCTCATCAATTCCTTGGTATCGAACTTTACAAGAATTTAATGTTTTACCGCATATATCTATGCGCTTCCAGTATCTGCTTCCTTCTGTTGGGGGAGCATTTACTCCGCTTGGATTTTTAATTGCTTCCCATATTTTAACAAATCCTGTAGTTGGAAACTTAATCTTTGTGCCTACAGAGTAAGACTGCTGTGCGGTATACCCATTTGTAATTCCAGTGATCTCTTGGTCATCTATATCAAAAAACGTTGTTTGATCATTGGTATTAGAATAAGTGCACCCGGAGCGCTCATCTCCATCAATAGCAATTCCTTGATATTTCCAAGGGCAGTATTTTCCTATAATTATTCTTGAAGGTAGTTTTACTCTTTCTAAATCAATAGGAGAGACTAGCTCATAAGACACTAACAAAGCAGACTCTGCTTTAATTCTTTCAAGCACAAACGTTGATTTGGGAAACTCTATGGGTAAAGTAGTCGTCCATCCCGCAACATCTGACACTCTATATGTATTTTTATATAAAGTTCTTCTATAATTTACTCTTGAGCCTAGAATATCTTCTGGTTTAGCTATGTCATTTGCTTCTAAAATTTCTTGCCAAGTTTGCTCATCATCTGTTCCATCAGAGTTATCTGTAATACTTCGCCCCAAGCTTACGAGATTTGCTATATTAAGTATAGGGCGATTCTGGGCTCCATCAGACTGTATTTCTATGCCAGTCATTTCAATCGGGATAGCAATATACTCGTTTAAAGCCGATCCATCCGCAGTAGGAAAATAAATATTTGCGGAACCGTCATCGAGTCCAGAAACTAACCGTAAATCAATAGATGTAGAGCCCGGTAGAGTTATTTCAAAAAACTCTATTAGACTATCGTTGATTGATTGAAGCTGAACTGTATCTATTAAATCGGTCATTATTAAGGCTCGTATACTCTTCTAAGTGTTGTAGTTAATGAGTGTATTGCATCTTGATTATACGCAATATTATACTTTTCTGTAGCAACTTTTATAGTTTCACCGCTTAAAACAATATCAAAATTTGCTCCTACTTTATTATCCAAAAAAGCCGATAAAACTACGATATCGTCTGCGTTTCTGTTGTTAAAGTTTACAGAAATATTTTCGTTCTTTGAGTTTATTCCGGAGCGAAGTCTTTGCTCGTATCCATCTCCAAACTTTGCAACATAAGCTGAGTGCTCTGCTTGACGCCCAATACCTCTATCAAAACTATACTCTACTGTATCACTTCCAAGCTGTGTCTCTCCAAATATAGAGTCAAGAAGTGTAGTATCTGTAATATTTGTGTAAAAAGTTGTATCATCAGATACTTCATCCCTTCTAATTGTTACTGAATAAGTAGCCATTCTTATGCTCCATACGGGCTCAACATCCCGCCATTACGTTTCTGCTTTCTAAGCTCTTCTTGAACTGCTAAGGATATGTTCTTTCCAAGTTTTGATAAATCTTGATTATCATCCTTACTATTTTCGCTCGAACTTCCATCACTATTCATAACAACATTTACGTTCACGTTGTTCTGCTGCATTCCACTGCCGCTTCCAGCCATTTCTACAGGAATGGACTTTCCGTTTGGAAGAGGAACTACTGCTTCTGTTCCATGTAAAATTGCAGGGTATCCGCTATTAGCACCTCTTGCGATTCCTCCAGTAGAGTATCCTGCCAAGTTTGCCCCGGAGCCATCAAATATTCCTCCATTACGACCAAAACCAAAAAACTTCGCAATAGCTTCTTTTTCCATTATAAGTGTCAAGGCAAGAACTGCTGTTTGAAGAAGTGCAGTAACTACTGCAAGAGCTTTTGCTGCTTTTTCATTTCCTGTTAATGCTGCCACGGTGGCCAAGCCTGCAGTAACTGCGGAAGCTGTCTGGAACCCGCTCTTTACAGTCTCCATTGTCAGCCCTTCTGTAGCTTTAGTTGAATCTTTAGTTGCTTCTGTAGCTTTAGTAGTCGCTTCAGTGCCTGGGTTAGTGCCTCCTTCTTTAGAGTTACTTATACCACCAACTCCCGCGCTGGCACTTTCAACAATTTTAACGTATACTGGATTGGCCATACTTGCGCCTAACCCAAGACCGTCTAGCCCCCCGCTGCCTCCTCCAATAGTCCCTATTGAAGATTCTGCATTTGCACTTTGAGCAAGAGCGCCTCCACCTCCAGTAGGAGACATAAAACCACCTCCTGTAGCAGCAGGGACTGCTGCTTCTGCGGCTGTCTGAGACTTTTCTTCTGCTTTTCCTTTTTTAAACAACTTCGTAAAAAAGCCGCCAAACATAGCGTTGTCACCAGTAAGTTTTGATTCTAAAAAGCCCATAAAGCTTTCTGCAACTCTGTCTGCAAATACTTTTTGGATTGATTTAAGAATACTGCTTGCCATATCTAAAAAAGCATCTTTTACAGACTTTGTTCCATTTATTACATCTGTAAAGAAAGTGCTAAAGCCAGAGGCCATAGACTTCGCGGCAGCATCAAGTGCTTGTTCCACAGCGTCCATATCTGCTAGTTCAGTTTTTAAAGATAACAGTTCTTTTTCTAAGATATCTATATCAAGCTTTCCCTGCTCGGCTAGATTTGCGAGTGCTTGTCCCAACGCGCCTCCAGCATTCTTAAACCCTTCTATTCCATCTTTTCCAAAAACTAAATTCTCGGCACCTAAGCCCTCTCTAATATTTGCCACTCTTTCTAGAGTTTTTTGAAAACCAGAAACATCTGCTGAAGGATCTGCTGCTAAGGCGGCATCTTTTAACGCTTGTGCTTCTGCTGCTAAGTAGTCGTATTTTGCATCAAGCAACATATACTCTAGTAAAATAGACTGCTGCTTTACTTTAAACTCTGCGTCTGCAAAAGCCTTTTTTCTTTCAAGCTCTTGCTCTGTAGCTGCAATTCGATCTTTAAGAGCGTTCTCGTCTTCATTTAAGAAAGAGAAACGATTTCTACTTCTTATTCTTGCCGCTTCCTTTAATTCTAAATCAGCACGCTTTTTTAGAATATCATTTGCTTCTTTTAAATTTGCTACATCTTTCTGAGCAACCTCTAAGGATTCTTTTGCTGCAGCAATATTATCTTTTTCAATTCTATAATTATCAAGAAGGGTATTTTTCCTCTCTTCTCTTAAAGCGTTAATTTGTGCCTGTAAGCCTGCATTTTTCTCTAGTGCTTGCTCTTCGTTCATCAATAGGACGTTCGTATCAATTTGGTTCTGCAAATTAGCTATTTTTGCCTTTCTTACTTGCTCTTCTTGTTTAATTTGCGACTCAACAAAACCTGCACCTACAGCAGCTACAGAATTAATTCTTTTAAGAGTTACTTGCTGCTGCTCAAGAAGACCCTTAGCTTTTACTAATTTGTCTTCAGCTTCATCTAATAGCTCATTATACTTTTCTTGAGCAATTATTAAGCCTTGTTGGGTTTTAATTTCAATACCCGGCTTTTTACTACGACCAATCACTATGTCTTTTAACTTTTTCTCTAAAAAAGCTGCCTGAGCTTCGTCGGCCTGAGAAAAATCTTTTCGTTCCTGAACTCCAATATTATATCCGCCCGCATCTGAATTTTCAGCAATAAACGCCTGCCT